CATATTGATTGATACTGAACTCTGCTCGGTCTTGCTCGTCTGAAATATGTCCTGTCCCTTGTCTAATGTCAGTACATTGAACATAAATCTTAATATCCTTCTCACTTGCTCTTTTGAGGTGCTGTGCATACCCCATTTCGCAAATTGTTCCTTGTGCATGTGGTAAGTAGTCGAATATCATGACATCGCTTGTTTCCATGCCTAATGTGTCATTAAACACAATACGTTCTGCTAATTTATCTTGCTTAGCATTCGCTTTATCGTTTATATCCTTATCGTCATGTGGTGCGTAGACTTTAAATCCTAATCGTTGTAACTCTTGCTTCTCCCACTCACGACGCATTTGTTGTCCGATACTTAGCATGTCACCACCTAAATAGATCATTGTTCGGCCTCCTTACATTCATAAATGACTATTGAACTTGGGAAAGGCGCACTATTTTTACTATTTCCAAACTTCAAGCGACCTTTTAAAAATCTAATGTCATCTGCTTTATCGAAAATAAAATCGTGCCAGTATGTTGTATCTGTTCTTGCTGGTATCAAACAAACAACCGTTGCACCATTCAAACTTTCTTCGTACGCTTTCTTGATCCATTTTTTTATTTCTCTTCCATAAGGTGGGTTCATGAACACAACATCATTTGACCAATCTTTACTTAAACCGTCATCTTCAATAGTGAAGTATTTACTACACTTAGCATTTTCGTCAGTTGCGCATGGATCTAACGTGAAATTAAATTCTTCATTCAATTCATCAAATAAATATTGCGGTGTAGTCCATTCATTTGATTTACTGCTAAAATGAACACTCATATACCATCACTCCCAATTTTCTATCGCAAATTCAACACTTTGCTTAGCTTTCTTTAAATCTTCTAAACCATTCTTTCTAGGCGCTCTCATTAAGTATTTGAGTGCATTTCCTACGTGATAAAATACTGACGCCGACTTGTACGTCTTACCTACTAATTCGATAATCATTCGTGCTGAGAACTTACCGAACTGATAATGTGGCGGTTCGTTTACCATGTCTTGTCCTTCCTTCATATCCACCTTACGTGTGAAAGGCTCATTCACTTTCACGAAGTCGTCATTGTCAGTAAGTGTAAATTTATAGCCAGCTGCATTCTCTACCTCTGCGTACCAAACTGTTTTTAATAGTATTTCTTTTGCATACACACGATTAACAATTGCGGTTTGCATGGCCGTAATATTCTTAAATGTTGCTTGGAACTGAACAATATTATCTACTTTCAAATCAATTATTCTTACATTTTCCATTCCGCTACCCCCTTACCTTTGGAAATATGTCATTCTCTGATAAGTATCTAAACCACTTACTATTCACTCTGTGCTTAGCAACCTCACGTTCTGCACGTTTAGCCCTAGCAATGCGTTCTTCTCTACGTTTACGTTTCAACGCTCTTTCGTGTCTAATTTCAGCCTGCTGTATCTCATACAACTGTTTAGCTGTTAATTGCTTTTCATTTCTTTCGTACATCTGCACCATATTCATATACTCCCTTGCCGTGTATTAATTCTGGACCACGTAGGCCTTCTTTATATCTCTTACGAACCGTACTATCTGATACATCAAAATATTTGTACACATCACATAATCTGTAACGTTTACCGTCTAAATTCACTTTCGGCATAGTGTCACTTCCAATCCGCGTAACTGACACTAACGTCAGTAATGTTTTTGATATTATCGAGTAAGTTGTCAGGATCATTCTTATATCTATTAGAGTAATGTTCGATATAGTTTTCTCTATCTGAATGTTTGTTTATCCAAATAGGTTGTTCTACTTCGACGGTTAGATCGAATGTGAGTTTTAAAGTTTCCTCATGCATTATACTTCCTCCACTTCTAAAATAATTTTCGGTTCCTCTGCATATTGCTTAAAACTGTGTATCTCAACGATTTGATTATCGTCTTTCCATAGGTGATCGTTCGCTGCATCTAACACAGTTTTGATTAAGTTATCTATATCTGGTTTAGTACGTTTGTACTGTCCAATTGCTAATAACTTTTTACGATTACTCCAGCTTTTTGGTGCCTTGAAGTAAAACGATAATGTCACTTTCAATTTTCCATCGAGTAATGCGTTTGGCATCTGCTCTCTTATGAAGTCCTTATGCTTTGTATAAGACGTTGGCATGTACGTTTGAACAAATCTACCTGTATTTCTGAAACGTGGACGAGGCGAGCCAATAGGTGCCTCATACGTTTCGTTAAAGTTAATTTCTATCTGCACGTTGTCACTCCTAGAACAAGAATTCCTCTATTGTTGTTTGCTGTTGTAATTCTTCTTTTCTAAATAATTTATGCTTGCGTTTCATCTTTGCTAACTCATCTTTAGTCACAGATGCTTTAAAATGCTTATCACTCATTCCACCTTTATTAGCAAGATAGAAAGTACCGTCATCTCTAGGTAGAACCCTAAGCATTTCCCAACCATCGCTTTCGTATAGGCTATATGCGTTAGGTTGATTTTCTCTAAGTCCCATATTCAACCACAGCCTTCCTCACATGACGTTCTGCAAGTTTCTGGAAGTATATATCCTCCAACTTGTCTTGGTCGCCCTGTGCGTATTCTATGAGTTTCTGAGCATACACATCTGAACACTCAAGATTAAGTTTGATGTCGTCTATCGTCACCATGCGTCACGTCCTCTGAAATCATCTCCTAGCACTCTCACCGTTCTCGCGTTTTGTTTCATACGTGAATTGATCCGTTGCCAGTTCATATTTTGATTTAATTCTTTGTCACTAAAGTTAGTAGTAAAGATGTTATTCTTACCTACTCTGTTATCTACAATTGAAAATAGTTTGTTTAATGTGTGTTCAGTGTTTTCTACACCTACATCATCAAGTACAAGTAAATCTATGCTGCTTAATAGCTGTACGAGTTCATCTGTCGTTTCAGTAGCGTTGCGATTGTATGTTGCTTTAATACGCTCCATTAACATTGGAATATGCATGAATGCTACCGAATACCCTTGTTTCTTAATTGCCTTTGCTATGGCATACGCTAGGTGGCTTTTTCCAGTACCATATGAGCCTTGTAGTATTAATGACTTAGGTTTATCCAACGAGAATGTTTTAACGTACTCAATAGCTGTATTCTTCGCTTGTATTTGATGTTCATTTTGCGGTTGGTAACTTTTAACTGTTGCATCACGTAAAGACGCATTCACATTAGATTGGTTAAAGATGCGATTTAGATACTTTTGCTTTCTCTGTTGTTCAGCTTCTTTACCAGCAGCAATCATCGAGCAATCACAACCATGTCTAAACTCTTTTCCGTTACTGAATTTGTAATAGTCGTAGGTATTACCACATCTTTCACATTTAAGATTATGTTCTTCTTCTACAATATTTTGATTAGGCTTGATATTCCTTGCTAAACTTCCTAATGATTGCATGTACTATCACTCCTAGTCCCAATAACTTTCGTCATACTTCATTCTATTTAGTTGATCCATGCCACTAGGTTGTGTTTCTTGATTGAGATATCCTTCAAATTTAGTTCCGAATAATGTTTCAGGTCGTAGATACTTTTCCATGTCTGTACCTTTCCACTCAATTACCTTGTTGTTAATAACTTGTTTGAAGTCATCTAATGTAAAACCTTCATCTGTTCTAGCACGTATGACTGTTTGATTTTTCTTAGTCGTTGATTTGTAGTGCTTACCAGTTTTTTTATTAAGGTAATCAATCACGTCTTTGTAAGGATATGCAGTCGACGAAGGAGACAATATATTATTGTTAGTAGTCTCTGTTGTAATCTCTGTGTAGTCTCTGGTATTGGTCGTATCATTTTGATACGCTCCATCGTATCTTTTTGATACACTCGTCGTATCATTTTGATACGATGGTCGTCTCATACCTTCCAAAGTTTCATAATTAATGCTGTACCACTTCGTTTTGTCGAATTTCGCTTTATTATAATTACCTACGTAAAGTAGATTTTGTTTTTCTAAACTGTATACAGTACGCTTGATTGTTATTACCGACCAAAAAGGAAAGTGCTTTTGCCATTCAGGAAATGAGTTGTATATCCAGCGTCTACCATCGTAGTTATGGTTACTTTTCTTTAACCAGTAGTGCATTTGCTGTAATACAATTGCTTCATTCAAGCCTATTTCAGTAGCTAAACTAGGTAGTACGAGTATTGGATAATCGTCAATTAGTAGATTGCTCATGTTTTATCACTCCCCGTACAATATCCATTCAGGCGTTGTATTAAATTCTTTAGCTAACTTTCTAATGGCTTCCATTTTTGGTAGTTGCGCTCTATTTTCCCAACGTGTTACAGCAAGTCTCCCTACACCTACACGTTTTCCGAATTCAATTTGTGATAGTTCAGCATCAAGTCTTAGCGTGTTAATTCTACGAGCAATGTGCATTCTATCTTCATACGTGATCATTCTTGATTTCATTGTTTAACTCCTTTCAACATGGCATTGAGTCTGTCATCAACTTTTATCCAACTGTTTTGTAACTGATAGTAATTATTAAAACTTTTTATCCCCATTTGATGCTGCGTCGTATGATGTTTACGACATAATGCTAAAACATGTTTATCATAGTGATTCATCTTATTTCTGTTCATCCCTCTACCTACTGCTTCTAGGTGTGCTAGGTCTGAATTAGGTTTGCCACATATGACACAATGTCTAGTGATAGTTGCCCAATAAAGATAATTTTTATCTTCTTTCATCATTTCGCTTGTTTTGTAATTTAGTGGTATTCCATTAGTGAATATCCATTCGAACATTACATCTATAATTTGTTTGGCAATCGTTCTTGTACAATCGGCTAATGAAATTCGCTGTTCATACCCATGTAAGAACATCACATAATCTTGGAACATTTGCCTCATATAATCTCTAGGTTGTCCTGTATGTGCTTCTATATCGTTACATAATGCGAATATCAACCTACGTTGTTTGCCAGTGATAGAATTTGGATCTATCACTGAACAATCAACATCAATAGGTTTGCCTAAGTCCAATAAATCAATAGCTTGTTCAGGTATTTCAACATTAGTAATAACCACATCGTATAAACCTTTGCTATTTTGTTGATACTTAATAATTTGCTGCACTTAAATCACTCCGATTAGAACGGAAGATCTTTATCATCAATATCAATTGGACCATTAGCGTTTGTGAATGGATTGTTTGGACTGTTCAAACTAGATTTACTTGTTTGTTGCTCATTATTATTATTCTTTTGATTATCTTTAATTTCATATTTTTCAAATACTGGTGTGCCATCAAATTTCCAAACACGTTTTAAAGAAGTGTTCCATTTATCTGTGTAGTCATTGTATTTACGTTCTAATTCAATATTGATAGGTTTGCCAATAACATCTCTTTCTGTGAAATTGAACATTCCGTTATCACTTTGAACACCTAAGTCATCTAAGAATGTGTAGATCCAATTTCTAGCAAACTCATTTTCCATATCAGCGTTAGCGTAATGAGTGAAGTCTCCTTCTTCTTTGTGAGTGAATGTAATAACAAATTGAGGGTGACCATTTTTAGAATTTTTACTTTCGAAGTTTTTTACTTTCACACTGTATTGACCTGGTTGCATATAGTTACCTAATTTTTGAGCATTTTGTAAGTTTAAATTGAAGTTCATATTTGATTACCGTCCTTTTAATTAATTTTTAGTTTCCGTTTCTAATTACTTCTACTACTTGACTGATACTTGGGTTCACAAATTTCTTATCGTTAATTGTGATTGAAGGAGAATGTCTAATCTTGGTTTCGAATGTATTAGAAGGCTCAGCGTTCAAAATATATCTAGCTTTCTTTTCTCCGTTATCATCGAATTCTTCAATCGTTGCCCTAGCTAATACATCACTTTGAGAAGTGATAGCTTTTTTAATTTGTTCTTGTGCTTCAATAGTGATAGTAGGGTTGATAGTGCTGCCCTCATCATCTTTATCTTTGTTGATACCTTCATGACCTGTAATAACAAAATGGAATTGGTATTCTTCTTGAAGTCTTCCTATTAATCTGTACATGCTGACAATTCGTTCAGCAACTTCTCCCCAATCATTGAATGTTGGCTTTTTAGATTTGTTTTTCATCACATCATTCAATGTCATATCTCTTAATTTTTGAATAGTTTCAATAACTACAACATTAATTTCTTGTCCGTTTTCTCTCATCTCTTGTAAGATTTGAGGTAGGTAATTCACTACATAAACAAAGTGTTGATAATTCTCGATTTCTACATCTGATCCTTCATCAGCGACTGTTGTTCCACCTTCATTAATATCAATGACGAAAGCGTCCTTATCTCTTGTAGCAAACGTTGTTTTACCTGAGCCGATTTTTCCGTAAACTGCAAACTTATAGAATTTTCTTTTGTTCTTCTCAGCAATGTTGTTTATCTTTAACTTTTTGAGTATGCTTACTTTTTCTTGAGCTTCTTGTTTTTCTTCACTCATTTAATCTCCCACCTTTACTGTGTAAGATGTTGGTTTCTCTACAATGCTTGCACCATCTAAAATTTCACCATTAGCATCAATTAACGTTCCATCTTCCGCTACGTTGAAATCTTTTTTGATGTCTGACTGACTTAATTTTTTACTCACTCTTACATAGTCATTGAAACCTCTTTGTTCAAGTTGATTAATAACATCTTGTTCATTACTAACTTGAATAACTTTAGAGCCTTTTCGTGAAGTCACTTTTCCATATGGTGTGTTTAACTTGAAACGATTATCTTTTTCTTTTTCGACTTTGAAATACTCTACAACTAAACTTTCAAGATATTCTTTGCTGCTTTGTAGTTTTTCAGTTTCTTTATCTTTCCATGATTTAATACGTTCAATTTCTTTATCAGCTAGATCATTTATTTCTTCTTCTTTAGAATTGATTGCATCTAGCTTTTTGAACACCCAATTAGCACTTTCTAAATCTGTTACTTTAAAACGTTCATCTTGTTCAATTGTTTCGATTTCTTGTTCTTGTAATTTATTCATTAATCAAGCACTTCCCTTTAATCACTTTTTTAGCTAGTTCGAATTTGTCACGAAGTTTTTCTGATGTATGAAATTCAGCAAACAAAATACTCTTAACTTCTGCGTCATACTCATCTGAGTAGTGATAGAAGAACAGATATACTTCATCTTCAAAAGAGCTTGTTCCGAAATCGCATCTAACATTCTCTTTACTGTGAATACTTAATGTGTTTAAGTCATTAGCGATTTTTAATAATTTGTGTTTCAACTTGACGACCTCCGTATATTTTGATTAAATTAAGTTGTATATTTTGGTTAAATTCCGACTGTTACTCATTGGCGTGGGTATCAGTCTTTTTTTGTGCGTAAAATAATTTGTCGAAAAACAGATACGTTAGCATTGATGCTAATAATGCAATTGCAGCTGCATTAGTGATAAACACATTTAATGCGATTAATAATAGAAAGAACACTGCAATAAACATAAAACCTGTTAGTACAAACGTTTTATCGTCATTCGTCATTTCTTCATCCCCTTGTGAATTTCTTCAAAATGTTCTTCGATAAATTTATTCATCTTTCTTGCGTTGAATCTCCAACGATTTAAACTTTCATCTGGATAATGTGCGATACCTTGTTGTTTAAGTAACTTTTCGAATTTTGGATTGAATAATAATCTATCTTTAATAGTGTCGTCAGATGACATTTTGAGTTTCTTTTTCAATTCTTTTAAGTCCCAAACGGGATCTAGTGAGTAGCTTAATAGTTCTTCATATTCATCTATAGAGACAAGTACATGTGTGTCCGGTATTGGTACAGATACGGTTAAAGTTTGCGTCATCTTAGATACTCCTTTCGTGTATAATTTGGTTATCGCTACTGCGTTAGATTGGGGGTGTAATAATGAGTAAAAACAATAAAGATTTCTCTAGAGCTTTAAAGCGAATGCGTTCTAATGCGCAATCTATGAAAGGTACTTCAAATGTAGATTTTAATGATTTGTTTTCTACACAATTCATGAAAAAATATACAAACAAAACTGATATATATGAATTTATTGAAGCAAGCAATCTTGACGTTCATAGCCAAGAAGATTTCAATGTAGTAATGCAAACTAAAGATTGGGAGCATTACGTGAATAAAAACACTAGGTTTAATTCTTGGCATGACATGTACGAAAAAGCTCTAGGCGAATATACTTTTAATAATTTATTCAAAGGACTTTAGTTTTTTCATCAATTCATCAGTATCAACATTTACTTTTACTTTATATGTTGGCCTTCTAATAGCATTCCTAATCTCCTCCGCCAAGATGACGATTAGGAGTGCTATTTTTATTTTCTTTAGCATGGTTATGCCTCCTTTAAGTTGTTTGTTCGATTGTGGGTAAAATATCGTTGTCTTTTAGTAATTCGTAAATGAACAATCTACCTTTCTGTGTCCATTTAGTATTCATGCGAACCGATGTGCTACCGTCTTTATGTTCGATTTCAGTAGTAGATGAATGTGTGTAGCCTTTAGCATGTAGGTTAGAATATAGTAACCACTGACCAGATTGTTTATATTGAACTTTCAGTTCATGCAGTAACTTGTTTAATGCTTGAGCCGACATGCCATAATCTTTAGCAATCTGACCGACTGTAACTAAACTTTTATTGTTTAAGATTGTGTCTAGATAAGATGCTTTAGGTTCGTACTCAGCAATCTTTTGTTTTTGCATGTTGTTTTCAAGTTGTAACTGTTGTTTCTCTTTTTGTTCCTCTATCCAAAGTTCAGCACGTTTGACTGGGTCCTTAATCATGTAACTTGCGATAGGTTGTGCGATTTGACGTTCCATTTCGTTAAATTTGTTAATGTATGCCATTTTGAAATCGTTATGACCTTGTATATTGAACATGTATAAAGTGAAACCGTCTTTAGTTAGTAGGTATTCTCGATACTTGCGTCCCCTAGTATTCGTAAATTCACTATCAATAATTTCACTGTCCAAATTTGGACTGTGAGATTTTATAGTTTCTAAATCTCTTAAAACATGTTGATGATTTTTGTTTAGTTCCTCTGCTACTACTCGACTAGAAACGACTGCCCCTAATTCTGAATTATTTTCAATTTGTATTTTTTGTAATACTTGCATTTGTTGTCCTCCTTTAAGTTAAAACTTTCTTTTTACGTAAGTCTTTGTTAAAAAAAATATCTCTTCCCTCTTGTGGTGTTAAATCTAACGCGAAATAAATCCCATTTATTACCGGATATGAAGGTTTAGTTCTTCCATGTATCATATTGGACAATGTATCTCTATTAACACCTATTTCTTCAGAAAGAGTTTTGATGTTGTGTCCTTTTAAAGCCATTTTTGATTTTAAAAGTTTAGTGTCGATAAGCATTTCGTTTCACCACCTTTCGTATTACGTAAGTAATCTTATCATGGCTGTACAAAATAGGTCAAGCATTTTACGAAAGTTTTTAAGAAAAATATTGCAAATGCCGAAAGTTTTCCTTATAATATAGTTATCAAGTAAAAGGAGTTGTATTACGATGTGCTTTTCAAAAAGAATGAAACAATCAAGAGAAAAACAAGGTATGACTTTAGCTGAACTAGGAAGAAAAATCGGTAAAACTGAAGCTACTGTACAACGTTATGAAAGTGGAAATATCAAAAATCTTAAAAACGATACTATCGAAAGCATAGCTACGGCATTAAATGTTAACCCTGCATTTTTGATGGGTTGGATAGATGAAAGTGATGAACAACCACAACATCGTGCAGCTCACCTTGAAGGCGAATTAACTGATGACGAATGGCAACGAGTTTTAGATTATGCTGATTTTATAAGAAGTAAACGTAAATAAAGGGTGTTTTTATGGGGTTATATGAAAAAATGTTAATAGAGCATGACTATATAGAAGTCAGAGAAACAGATGTTATGCCTAATGACTTACATGGTTTATGGTTAGGTGATTTAATTCTAATCAAACGCAACCTATCCGAAACACGCAAAGCCGAAGTGCTATACGAAGAACTAGCACATCACAAACTTACATACGGGAACATCTTAGACCAATCTAAATGGATTAACCGCAAATTTGAAAGCTACGCAAGACGTCATGGATACGAGGCCGCACTGCCCTTGCGTATTATTGTAGAGGCACATCACTACGGTGTAAGTAACTTATACGAACTAGCGGAATACGTTCAATTAAGTGAAGAACACGTATTAGAAATATTGGAACATTACAAACAAAAACATGGTATTGGAACTCACTATGGCGATTACTCTATTACGTTTGAGCCATTGAGAGTTTTTAGATTATATGAGGTGTATT